GCATTGTTCTGTCTGCCAGACAAACAGGAAAGAGTATAACATCCGCAGCATACCTTTTGTGGTTTGCTTGTTTCCATTTTGACAAAACAATTCTAATTGCGTCGAACAAAAACAGTAACGCAATGGAAATGATCTATCGTATCCGTTATGCTTATGAGAACTTGCCGTACTGGTTGAAGCCTGGCGTCCTCGATGACGGTTGGAACAAACACAACATTGGTTTTGATAACGGTTCACGTATTATATCTACTGCGACATCTGATGATTCAGGTCGTGGTGGTTCTTTCTCTCTCGTATTTTTAGACGAATTTGCATTCGTTGCTCCAGCTGTTCAAGATGAATTCTGGACATCAATTGCTCCTACATTATCAACTGGTGGTTCATGTATCATTACATCTACTCCAAACGGTGACTCTGATATCTTTGCAGAATTGTGGCGTGGAGCAGAACTTGGAAATAATGGTTTTGCAAGTCAGTATGTTCCATGGGACGCTCCTCCAGAAAGAGGCGAGGAATTTAAGAAAGCTGAAATTGGAAAGATCGGCGAGCGTAAATGGAAACAAGAATATGAATGTGTATTCTTAAGTTCAGATGCTCTCTTAATCGACTCACAATTTTTAATTAATTTGACAGCTGAGTTACAGGACGTTCAACCTGTTAACGCTAAGCACGATGTTATATTTTGGGATAGTATCAACAAAGGACTCACTTACTTGGTTGGTGTTGATCCAGCGACAGGTAGTGGTGAAGATTATAGTGTCATCACTGTGTTTGAATTTCCATCTATGGTGCAAGTTGCGGAGTATAGATCCAACACAATGTCAACAAATGATTTGTATGGAGTGTTAAAGAATTTACTACTATACTTAGAATCTATGGAGTCGATGGTATATTTTTCTGTTGAGAATAATGGTGTTGGTGAAGGTGTCATTGCACTATACGAGGCAGACGAAACGCCACCAGATAATTCTGAATTTGTTTCTGAAGAGGGAGCAAAACGAAGAGGCATGACAACTACATCTCGTACAAAGATGCGTGCTTGTGTTAACTTCAGAGAAATGCTTCAAAAACGAAATCTACACATTAGATCTCCTATTCTATTGAAAGAATTGAAATCATATGTAAGACAAAGAGGATCTTATTCTGCTCAACGTGGAGCAACGGATGATTGTATTTCTGCTTGCCTCATCATCACAAGATTGATAGAAGAGATAGCTCAGTTCGAACAGGCAGCGTTTGACAAGCTGTACTCAGGACAATTCGAAGAGTGGGGCACTGACGATTGGGACGGTTATGAGCACGGATATAGCGAAACTGATGAGGCAGATCCTTTCATACTGGTGTAGTATTTTATTCGATTTTACTGTTGTCTTTTGGGTCAAAAACACATATAATGGTGTTACTGAAATCAGCAGAGCTCTGAATATGCCCGAACCCACAGAAAACGCAGTTTATATCCCGCAATCAAATATGATTCGTCTCGACAATGAGATCGAGAAATTGAATCGTCGAGCAGACAAAATCGGTTGCCCTCGTGTCGAATATTACGTCCACGACGTATGCACAGTTCCCGATCCTACCACTGTTTCAAATATGAAAAACTATCTTCGTCGTGAGTTGACTGAAGAAGAATTGTCTGAAATCAGAATGGTTGATCTTTGTCATATTGAGATCGTCGGTGAAGGCCCCAAAGTTGATGGATACAAATTCGTTGGTACTTTGGATCATTACACAATCCCTGGTTCAGTAATTGTTAACACCGTTCCTGGTGAAACAGTCCCAGCCCAATTTTTTGAAAGTGATGCAATCTGCAATCACTGTAATGCAAAACGTAATCGAATTGAAACATTCATCGTTGAAAAAGAAGATGATAATTCGTATTTGCAAATCGGTCGTAACTGTCTTAGAGACTTTTTTGGCCACGATCCACAATACATTGCTCGCTTCTTAACTCGTGTTATGGCTCTTGTTAAGAGTCTTAAAGAAGACGACGAGTGGCGCGGAGTGAGTGAACGAACCACATACTACTACAATTCTATTAAAGTTCTGACAAACACAGTAGCTGCAATTCGTTCATTCGGATGGGTGCCTAAGTCAGCATGCTCTGAGGAAAGAACAGCAACATCTTCGGAAGTAGGTTACATGATGTCAAGTCCTTGCAACACTCAGGCGCGTCAAGCGTTAGATCGGTATTTGCAAAGAGTTCAATTTAATCCTGAAGAAGATTTGAAAGAAGCAGAAGCCGCTATTGAATGGCTAAAGGTTCAAGAAGGTAGCAACGAGTATATGCACAATTTAAAACTTCTTGAAGATGAGGATGCGATCCCATCAAAGATGTTTGGATATTGGTGTTCGTTGATCGCTGCTTACCAACGTAATCAGGCTCGTCTCGAAAAAGCCAAGAAAGAGAATAGGTTAAATGAACATCTTGGTGAAATAAAAGATAGGGTCGAAACTGTTGTTAAATGCATCAAATTGAGGTATATTGATGGGTACTACGGTACTGTATGTATACACAATATGCGTGACAGTGAAGGTCGTACCATCAACTGGTTTGCCAACGCAGACGCTAAAATGGAGAAGGGAAAGAGTTATAAGATTCGTGCAACAGTTAAAAAACATGATGAATATAACGATTGGAAACAAACAAACGTTAGTCGTTTAACAGTAATTGAAGAGGTAGAGAATGGTAGCTAAATCAAGTTTTATTGCTTGGTACTTTAACGAGTTCAAATTCGATCCGTTGTTTGAAACAATGGACGGAATGGCTGAGGATTCTCCTTGGCACCGTGAATTGAGTATCGGCATCCACACAAACATGGTTGTAACAGAATATGTTGGCAACTGTACTGGCGGTTGGGATGTAAATCATAACCGCTTGTTAGGAGCATTTGCAGCAGCATTTCACGATGTTGGGAAGCCTGGTGCATGTCAGTTCAAGTGGAAAGAAGAGCGTGGTGATTATAAATCATTCAACGGTCACGAAATCCTTTCTGCCCGTTTGTGGGAAGATTGGGCTGTTAAGAACTGGACGTTGTTAACAAGTCGTTTCGAATTCACCGTACAAGACATTTACAAGGTTGGTTGGTTAATCGAACACCACAAGCCTTGGGATATCAAGAAAACTGAAAAGCGAACTAATATGGCACTCACAGCTATTGAGTTGGGATTAGAAGATGTGTTTACATGTCTACTTCGCTCAGATACTTGGGGTCGATTATCTGATGATGCAGATGAAAAGCGCGAAAAGGTTGGTATGTGGCTAGATAATTTTGATTATCGCGTTCACCAGTTATTGGTTGGTAATCAACCCGATCCGATTACTGATCCTGATAAAGCATCTGAAATGCCAGTACTCGTTGTGCCAATTGGTCCATCTGGTTGTGGAAAATCAACATATCAAGCAAGCGATGCTTGCCCTGATGAAGCTTTGTCTTATTCTTGGGACGATCTTCGTATCGAGTGGTATAGTGAAAATTACGATGAAGCATACAAATTGGCTTGTGAAGACAAGCAGTTCATCAGTAAAGCACACGCTCGTTTCACCGAATTGGTAAAAACAGGTAAAGACATTTACGTGGATAACACAAACACGTCTGCAAAACGTCGTCGATTTTTTATTACAGAAGCTCGTCGTCGTGGGTATTATATTGCCGCAATTTTATTCCCAATCAGCATAGATACATTAATGAGTCGTCAACAAACACGAACTGATAAAAAAGTTCCAACTCAAGCCGTTAGTCAGCAATTTCACAACATACAGCTGCCACAATACGGTGAATTTGATAGTGTGGTGGTATACGACGGAAACCTATAGAGGAACATATGAATAGATTCAAGATATTAGTAATTAGCGTGGTGCTGTTCGTAGTACCACTTATTGCAACTGCTCAAACTGAAGCAGAATTTATCAGTATCATCAAAACAAATAAAGCATCGGTAGTGGTTGTTACAGTAGAACAACCTGCCCCTGATGCAAAGGTGGCATTCAAAGATACGTTTGGAGATTTAGAGGAAT